ATGCCACCGGGATCCGCTAAATCCACCTATGCGTCGGTCGTCTTTCCAGCATGGTGGTTTACACAGCACCCCCGCTCTTCGGTCATCAGTGCCTCACATTCTCTTAGCTTGGCCGAACATTTCAGCCGGCGTGTTCGTACCCTTATCCTTGCGAAGCAGCAATGCCTTGGGTTCAGTGTCGCACGCGACCAGCGTGCGATAGATGCGTGGACCACGAGCAGCGGTGGTGAGTACCTTTCGGTCGGCGTCCGGGGAGCCGTAACTGGCCGCAGAGCTGATCTCATTATTATCGATGACCCGATAAGATCCCAGGCCGACGCAGAGAGTGGCCGGCAGCGTGACCATATCTGGGATTGGTACAAGTCAGATATTACCACGCGCCTGAAGCCGGCCGGCAAAGTAGTTTTGATCATGACACGATGGCACCCGGACGATCTGGGGGGCCAGTTATTGGAGCAGGCAAGATCGGAATGGCGCGTCGTACGGCTGCCCGCACTTGCGGAAGCGGGTGATCCGCTCAACCGCCCCGTCGGGACGGCTTTGTGGCCGGAGTGGGAAGATCATAATGCACTGACGCGAAAGCGCGAACTAATCGGCGAGCGAGCCTGGTCGGCCCTTTTTCAGCAGATGCCGTTACCATCCGGCGGTAGATTATTTTCTGTCGAACGCATCGCGGTGGTACCGCCAGAACGTGATGTCGAAGCGACTGTCCGAGCGTGGGATCTAGCCGCGACCGGCGATACCGGGCGGAACGATCCCGATTGGACGGTCGGCGTTAAGTTATCGCGCGAAAAGACCGGTCGATATCTTATTCTGGATGTCGCTCGAATCCGCGGGACACCGCATCAAGTTGAGGAACTCATCGTCAACACAGCCCAAACGGACGGTACGAAGGTGATTGTGGCGATTCCCGAGGATCCAGGTCAGGCCGGGAAAAGCCAAATGTCGTATTTGACGCGCCAATTGGCCGGGTTCCATGTGATTTCGTCGCGGGAAACGGGTTCGAAGGCGACGCGGGCCATGCCGCTTGCCTCACAAGTGGAGGCTGGCAACGTTTCTATGGTTCGCGCCGACTGGAGTCGGACGCTCCTCGACGAGATGCGTGATTTTCCATGGGGTAAGAAAGACGACCAGGTCGATGCCTTAGTACGCGCATTTACTACACTGACGATGCGTCCACGCTCACCAAGTTCCATTACCGTATCTATACTCAGCCGCTGACCAACCGCCAAAGTTAAAGTTTGGAACCGCATGTTTGATACACTCAGCGATTTGGTCCCACGTGACAGTGATTACCCCCAGCGTGTCCGCAAGCTAACGATCCTGGAGCACGTTCTGGATGGGACGCTTTACGATGTCCTTCCGTATCATTTTCATGAGGAGAGAAGCGAAGCCGGCGAATATATCCCGCTGCGCCAGCGACGCCCGAGCGTCAGATATCCTCTGTGCCGCATCGTCGTGGAAGACAGTGTGTCGCTGTTATTCAGCGAAGGCCATTTCCCAACCATCGATAGCACCGATCCAGCGGTGCGCCTGGCTTTCGCCAATATCGCCAAGGAAACCCGCCTAAACCTGACGATGACTCAGGCGGCTATGAGAGGCGCGACAGGCTCTGTCGGGCTGCTACTGCGCGTGCTCAAGGGCCGAATCTTCGTCGATGTCCTGGATACGATGTACCTTACGCCCACCTGGGATTCAACAGCGCCGGATACCCTGGCCAGGGTCGATGAGCGGTATAAAGTCTCAGGTGCGGATCTGCTCCGGAATGGTTACACGATCGACGAGCCGGACGCACAGTATTGGTTTGCACGGTGTTGGGACAATGAGAGCGAGACCTGGTTTGAACCAGTACCCGTCGGGAAGTCGCTTCCGCAGATCATCGACACAGCCCGCTCTGTCTCGCACAAGCTTGGTGCTGTGCCGATCGTATGGATCAGAAACTTACCTGGTTCATCCGCGACCGGTGACAATGCCGACGGCGCATGCACGTTTGCAGCGGCAACGCATACCCAGGTCGAAATCGACTATCAGCTTAGCCAGGTCGGTCGTGGTTTGAAATACAGCAGTGATCCCACTTTGCTGCTGAAGGACCCTGCCCTGCCGGATGGTGAGTTGATCAAGGGGGCGGGCAATGCCCTTATCGTTTCCGAAAAGGGCGATGCCCGGCTCCTGGAAATCGGTGGGACAGCCTCGGCCGCGGTGATTGAATATGTCCGCACGTTGCGGGAGCTGGCACTGGAGAGCATCCACGGCAATCGGGCCAGTCCCGAGCGAATTACCGCCGCGCAATCCGGCCGAGCGCTGGAGTTGTTGAACCAAGGGCTGATCTGGCTGGCTGATAACCTGCGCACCAGTTATGGCGAAGCTGGCCTTTTACAACTTGCGCGACTTATTGTCCGTGCGTCGCAAATGTATACTTTGGTCGTATTGGGCGAAGCGATCGAGCCTTTGGACCCGGGTGCGCCACTGAGCCTCAAATGGCCAAGATGGTATCCCACGACGGCGGATGATCGCCAGAAGGACGTTCAGTCGCTGACGTCATTGGTAGCAGCCGGCTGCATCAGCCGCGAGACCGCCTTGAAGGCGATCGCTGCCTGTTACGACATAGAATATGTCGAAGACGGACTGGTTTCGACAACTCTTGATGGCATCCCACGAGATCAAAATGGAGGATAATTTGCCTGAAGTGCAATCGGCCTCCGAACAGGGAGGTATTCCCGATGAACAACTCGATACAGAGTCCGAAGAGATCATCAAGTTACGTGGCGAATTTCAATCCCGTCTCGTTGTGGCGAACTTGCGAACGGAAGCTGTCCGGGCCGGAATGGTCGATCTGGATGGCTTGAGGCTAATCGATATCTCGGCGGTTCGACTGGGCAATGATGACAAGATAATCGGCGGTCGCAAGCTGATGGATGATCTCAGGCGAACCAAGCCATGGCTGTTTGGGGTGGCATCCTCGTCAAGCGCTGCCATCGCCCCGGCATCGCAACCAGTTCGGCAGAAGATGGCGTTAGAGATGACCGACGAAGAATACGCCGCGGCCCGGACCGCAGTAACCAAATACCAATTCTGATCGTTCGCCACACCCGACGACGATCACAGATTTTAGATAGGACTATTGATGGGCATTCAAAATTTCCCCGTTTCGCTTCAGCCGATTATTCAGCAGGGCTTTCTTGAGCGCGAATTCGCCCAGGCATTGCGGTCGCGGCTCGGTTACCGCGCTTGTGCCGATCGTGTGACAGTGGCAGTTGGTATGGGTGAGACGCTGACCAAAACCAGGGCTGGACTGAAGCCCTCTGTGACGACGCCGCTGGCGCCGGCAACAAATACCAACTTTGACAATGGTCTGACCCCGACCACCTGGGGCGTTGAGCAGTATACGATCTCCATCAATCTTTATGCTGCTACGACTGACCTTAACGTTGTGACCGAGCGCGTTGGCATAGCCTCGCAGTTTCTACAGAACGCCTATGTGAATGGCGAGCAAGCCGCCCGCAGCCTGGATGAGTTGAGCCGGAATGCACTGTTCGGAGCATATCTGGGCGGCAATACCCGTGTTCGCACCACGCTTACGAGCGCGGGGCCGACGGTTTCTGTCGATGACGTGCGTGGCTTCCAGACCGTATTTGTCAATGGTATCCAGCAGACTGTCAGCAGCAGCACGCCGATGACGGTCACCATTGGCTCCGATGCCTATACCCTTGTCGGCATCGCAGTCGATATCACGAACGTATCCACTGCGCCGAACGGCGTATCGGGCGTGCTTACGCTGTCTGGCAACGTCTTGGTATCGGACGGAACGGTCGGCAATACAGTTGCCGCCGCGAGCGGCGCGACAATCGTGCGTCCATCGCAGCGCGGGAACAGTTCCCTGATCACGGCGTCCGACACCTTGACTATGTCTAACCTCCTCGATGCGGTGGCAAAACTGCGGCTGAATGCGGTTCCCGAAATCGATGGTGCATATAACTGCTATCTCGATCCGGTTTCCTCCCGCCAGCTCTTCGCCGATCCGGACTTCAAGCAGCTCTTCCAGGGCGCGACCTCGACCAACCAGGTCTTCAAGAAGGGCATGACGAACGATTTTCTGGGCCTTCGCTTTGTTCCGACAAACGAGGCCTTCGTGCAGCCCCATCCGACGCTAAGTGGCCTGATGATTCGCCGGCCGATGATCTGCGGCCAAGGGGCTTTGATCGAGGGCGATTTTGCCGGTATGGCCGCTACGGACGTTGCGCCGGTCGACTCGATCATCACCATGGTCGATGGGATTGCAATGGTGACCCGCGAAGCTATCGACCGCCTGCAGCAGATCATCGCACAGTCTTGGTACTGGATCGGCGGATTCTGCGCACCATCCGATACGACGACCAACCCGACAACGGTTCCGACCGCGACCAACGCCGCTTACAAGCGTGCCGTGATAGTGGAACATATCGGCTAAGAACGACAGAAGAGTACAATTGTCATGCCGCTAGGTTCCGTAAGTCCATTCCGCCCAACCGGTACGATAAGCGTATCTGTGGGCAGTGTCTCCGCAAATGCGCCTCTATCGGGCGGTGGTGATTCAGTCGTAGTTACCAATACTACAAGCGCCCTGGCATATATCAGGTTCGGTTCGGATTCGACCGTCATGGCATCCACGGTGGACATGCCGGTTCTGGCTAGCAGCAGGCTAATCCTATCGGTCAACAGCCTGATCTCCTATGCCGCCGCGATTTCACCTTCGGGGTCGGGCAGCATCTTGTTCAGCCGCGGCGACGGTTCAATCCTTTGAACCCTCTAACAGACGCAGAAAAGGTAGATATCCGTCGCTTTTGCGGATATCCAGCCTACGGAGCAGCGCCTAGCGGAGTACAATCGTGGCGCTACTTTCAAGTCTATGGCCTGCTGGAGTTTCGCCTGACGAATTTCTCGGATCCGGAGATCGTAATTGCTCGCCGGTATCTGGGTAACCTGACGGTCCTGGAACTCGCCGTTCCCGCGGCATCCGACAATCTCGATACGGACCAGGCGTCAATGTGGACAAGGAACAAGGACGAACTGACGGACAGGATCCGCCTTTTCGATGAATGGAGACGACGGTTATGTGGATTCCTTGGGGTTCAAGCGGGCCCTGCGCTTTCGCGCGGCACGGCGTCGTTGATTGTTTGAACGATGAACGGCCGTAAGCTGCAGGACCGGCTGTATTTGGGCCTTGGACTGGCCGCCCACCATGTCGGACAGTCCGCGGATGCGTTCCGTCCCGTGGGACCGTTCGACCCTTTGGACAAGCAGAACCGGTTTCTGAGGTTACCCGCGACATTCGTATCCGCGACGGGCAATGGAGGACGGGCGAATGTATATGGCGAGGTACTCTGGCACGGAATTTTTGACGCCAGCTACACGCGAGTCGGCGATTACCTTGTTCTGAACACCGGAAGGTTCTTCGTAGCGTCCCAGGATCCTCTCCTACCGGTCTTGTGCGTCAAGGCCAATCGCGTCATCTCCATTGTCCGGCCTAACATGCAAACGAGTATCGCCAGCAATGCATACGGTGGCTACACGTCGGGCGGATCGGCGATATTAATGGACGGATGGCCGGCAAGTGTACTCGGCGAAAATCGGTCAAGCGGTTCAATGACAGATTTGCCCACTGACCAAGCCATTCCGTATTGGAACATTCTTCTTCCCGCCATTGCCCGCGTCATACTATCCCCTGGCGATCTAGTCACAGACGATTTGGTTCGAACCGCGGTCATCACCGGATCCGAACTGACTGATCTGGGATGGCGAGTGAGTGCTAAGATGGCAACGACCTAGATGGCAGATATCTCAGACGTTGAGCAGGCGGTCGCGAATACCGTCACGTCGATCTTATATCCAGCCGGCTCCGCTCAGTCCAGCATCATTGGGACGCTTTGTCGCGTGTATCGCGGTTGGCCGAACTCAGCCACCTTGAACGCGGATCTCAGTGCAGGCGCGGTAAACGTCACAGTCGTGACCGACAACGAATCGGGACGGACGACGACCCGCTATCTTCCAGAGTGGCAGAGCACGTTGTCACAGCCGGGTGTAACGGCCAGTTCGGCGGAACAGACCATCACGATATCCGGCAGGCCCGCTGTCGGCGACGTCATCGGCACATTGATCGATGGCGCGGCCTTCGCCTATCGAATTCAAGCGGGCGACACCACAAGTCTTGTGGCTTCAAATCTAAATCAACTGATTCAGGCAACCCGTCCGGCGACCGCTCAGGGGTTTATCATTGTTGTACCGGGCGCGGGTTCGATCAAGGTTCGGGTTGTCTGTGACAGTACAACCTCCTTTGAAAGTCGCCGCCAGGAAAAGGATGTGCGAATCATCTGCTGGTGTCCCACCCCGCCAATTCGGGATTCAGTTGCTACGGCAATCGACGCGGCTCTCGATCAAATGAGTTTCCTGGTTCTTCAGGATGAAGCGAAGGCCCGGGTCGTCTATCGAAATACCGCTAGTTACGATCAGGCTCAGAATGCCCTGCTGTATCGACGGGATTTGGTCTATATGGTCGAATATCCTACGGTTACTCTTTTGCAGCAGCCATCGATGCTTTTTGGTGCTTCCGATATAAATGGCAATATTAACTACGGTTAGGCATTCATCATGACACACCATCTAGTGGTTACGAAGCCTTTTCTTAACTTTCTTCGCGGTGACATTATCACTGAAGCTACAAAAGTCAGCGAGATACTTTCCACCGAATACAAGAAATTCGTCACGAAGGTTGCGTCGCTCACCACGTCAAAAGGTTAGTCCCACGTGCCAATCTCTCAACAAGGCAGCGTCAATACGACATCGCTTATCGTGCCCGATCTGTATGTGCAGATCGTTCCGCCGCAAAATTTGGTCTTGAACGGGGTTCCAACAAATATCGTCGGCATGGTAGGGACCGCTTCCTGGGGCCCCATCGACGAACCTACGATCGTTGCTACAATGTCCGATTATGCGACGCAGTTTGGTTCGATCATGGCCCGGAAGTACGACATGGGTACGCAGATCGCAACCGCGGTCCAGCAGGGTGCTCAGAATTTCCGCTGCGTGCGCGTAACCGACGGCACCGATACGGCCGCATCCACCGCGGTCCCCGGCTCCAATGCAAGCTTCACGGCAATCTACACCGGCTCCCTCGGCAATAACATCACACTGACACTCGGAGCCGGGACCCAACCCAACACCTGGAAGCTGTCAGTTCTACTCTCCGGGTTTGAGCCTGAAATTTACGATGGCCTGGTTGGCAATGGCGCAGCTTTCTGGGCTGGTTTGGCCGCGGCAGTCAATTCCGGCTCAGGGCCGCAGCGCGGGCCATCTCTCCTAATCATAGCGAGCGCGGGCGGAACGACCGCATCGCCGGCACCATTCTCATTAACTTTAGGTGCGTCGAGTGCCGGGTCCGACGGAGCGACACAAGTTGGCAGCAACCAACTGGTGGGCAACGACACCTCCGGTCGAACTGGAATGTATGCACTACGAGGACAAGGCTGTGGTCTTGCCCTGCTCGCGGATTGCGCGGACAGCACGACCTGGACCACTCAGGCAGGTTTCGCGCTGGAGGAAGGGATGTACATGATCCTCACAACACCAGCCGGCGATACCATCACGAATGCAGTGACAACCATGGGAACGGCGGGCTTAGACAGTTATGCGGCAAAACTCATGTTTGGCGACTGGCTGTGGTGGTCCGACCAAGTCAATAACACCGTCCGTCTAGTCTCACCGCAAGGCTTCGCGGCGGGACGTCTCGCAAATCTTTCGCCAGAGCAGTCGAGCCTTAATAAGCAGATCTTTGGGGTCATCGGCAGCCAGCGTACTGGTACCCCGGGTTCGGGGCAAAACACCACATATTCATCGGCCGACCTGAGCGCACTTCTGGGCGCCGGCCTTGATTTGATCTGCAACCCTCAGCCTGGAGGCTCATATTGGGGGATCCGTGGCGGGAACAATACATCGTCGAACCCAGCGATAGATGGGGACAACTATACAAGATTGACAAACTATATTGCCGAGACGCTGGCAGCCGGTATGGGCCAATATGTGGGGCAAGTTATCAATAGTAACTTGTTTCAGAAAATCAGATCGACCCAATTGTCGTTTCTTAACAACATGTATGGTCAGGGTTTGCTCGGCAGCACCGACGGGTCCTTACCGTTCAGCGTCATCTGCGATACGAGCAATAATCCCCTTTCCCGCACCGGCCTAGGCTATGTCCAATCGGACTCTCAAATTCAGTACCAGGCGATCAACGAGCGGTTCATTGTCAATGTCGAGGGGGGGCAGACGGTCCAGGTTTCCCGACAGACACTGCCCACTGGTCAGGTTAACTAGGAGATCATGCAGTGGCACTGACAGCATTCTCGATTGGCCGGGACACCCAACTGGTGGTGATGGGCCCTAGTGGACGAGTCGATATCAGCCACGTCACCGGCTTCGAAAGCCGGCAGCTCACGAGTCCGGTTCGGATTAGCCGGCTTGATGGGACCCAGCTTGGTGCCGAACTTCCGAAGGGCTGGGAAGGAAACTTCGAGGTTGAGAGGGGAACCTCTGCGCTGGATGACTTCATTTCGGGTATGGAGCAGAATTTTTACAACGGCAGCGATAATCAGCCCGGCACGATGTATCAATACGTAACAGAGACGGATGGCTCTGTTTCGACTTACCAGTTCGATGGCGTGGTATTCAAACTGACCAGCGCTGGGGCCTGGAAGGGAGATTCCAGCGTGAAGCAGAAACTTGAATTTTACGCGACCCGGAAGCGGCGCATATGATGACCCCTTCGCAAGTCATTGTGCGTGAGGCAGTCAAAACCGTTGCCACCATTGACGGAAAGGGGCGACGGCTTGTATTGCGACGCCTGACTGCACTCGACACCCTGCGACTCTTCAAGGCAGCTGGTCCAGTTTTGGCCCAGAATGAACCGTGGCTCTCCTTGGCGGGTTTGGCATTCTCGCTTCTGGAAATCGATGGTGTACCCGTGCCCACACCTACGACGGAGCCACAAATCGAGAGCTTGATCGACCGATTAGGCGACGAGGGCTTGGCAGCCATCGCCGATACAATCAAAGTTCAGGAAGAATCTTCCGATCCAAAGTCAAATATGGGAAACTTGCCCGGCACCCTGTCCTGATTGATTGCCTGTACCTTATTCGGAACGGGGTGCCATTCGACGTTGCGTTCTCACTATCCACTACCGAACGGGCCGCCTATGTCATCGCCCTTGGAACCCTCGGGGGCCACACTTTTAATTGGTCGGCGTTCGATTGGGTGCGACCCGCGACCGGCACGTGACAACGCCCCGCCAAGACGAGAACCACAAGGTTATACGTATGCTTAAGGCAGACGCCAAACGGATTGCCTGGTTCCTCAGTCTGGGCCGGATACTGCATTTTCCAAGATTTTTTTTGGCTCCGCCGACGATTGTTCGACCGGGTCGCGGTTTTGTGGCATTTGATCCGGAAACTGCAAGCAGAGGCGGCACGCCACCACAGAGCGAACATGCTACTTTGGCACGACCTAGCGGCGTGCGACCACCGTCACTTTCGACGATTAGCGCGGCAACATCGTCGATCGATAGGACAAGTCCGACGAACATTCTCCGTGTCGTAAGGGCAAATGCGTGCAAACCAGTCAGCAGCTTCTCACCTTGGCGGTCGATATCGAATTTTGGTCCTGTTGCGAAACAGAAGCAAGTATCCGAAAAATATAATTGGCATCAGTCGGCTGTCAGGTTGGAATTTGCGATTCCCAGAGACCGCAATCGGTTGATTGACGGTTCGCGTGAACCACGAACTGTTTCTCAGGTAACAACCCCATTCGCACCAATCCATGTCTCTACGCCTGACCAACGCCTCGCGAAGTTTGAACCCTATCGAGATCCGGCCCCAATCGACGCCGGGACCGGCGAAATCAATTTCGAACGACCCCCTTTTCTGCCTCATGAACAGCCTGCGCTGACCCAGGGTTCTGCCGGTCGGTATCAGTCCGCTTCGATGATCGGGAACGGGACCGCGGAGCGCAATCAGCCTCAACGCAGCAGACCGACCGTTGCGACATTACATATCGACGGTGCGGCACTTGGACGATGGACTGTGCAGCATTTGGAACGAGCGTTGGGCAAGCCTGCCACTGGCATGACCGGCGTGGATCCTCGAGCTACAATACCTAGAAGCCGCGTTGCACCTTTTTGAACATCAACTTCCCATATCCCCGAACCTTTTCACGGAAGCCACCTGAATCTTGCAGGAATCTCCAATCCAGATCGGCCCCATAAGCCTTCAAGGTTTCGAAATCCCGTCATCGGTCCGCTTTGGAGGTCGTTACAGGCTAGCAGTCCACAATTTATCCGGCGGCCGGAGGGTTGTCGAGCGACTAGGACCGGATGACGGCGAAGTCGCGTTTCGGGGCACATTCTCGGGCGCAAGTGCTGAAGCTCGGGTTCGGGCATTCGACAACCTACGCTTATCGGGCGAAATTGTTTGGCTGACCTGGGAATCGTTCAGGCGCCAAGTCGTGGTTAAGACGTTCATCGCCGACTATCACAGCCCCTGGTGGATTCCGTACCAGGTAAGCTGTGTCGTCGTTCATCAAGCCGGTGTTGCGTCCACGCAAACAATAGCGCTATCGGCTCTGATATCGGCAGACCTCGGTAGCGCATTGTCCGCGGTGGCCGGCTCGGCGATCTCACTCACTGCACTACAGGCCGCCCTCTCCAGCACAAATGCGTTGACCACGGGCACATCGGACCAGGTACGGGCCGTCACCGCGGTTGGGGCTACGCTAGACGCCATTAGCAGCCAGATCACCCTACAGTCCGCGCAGCTTGTCGCGCCAGTGGGACAAGGCCCGGACCACGGCAGTTTCAGTCAGACGTTCGCAGCGTCAGTGACGAGCGCCGGATTGTTGGCAGCGGCGGTCAACGCTGGATCTTACGTCGGTCGGATCGGAACGAATCTAAGTAGCTCGAGGAACTGACGTGCAGACGATAACCACGATCGGCGGAAATCTATTTGAAATCGCCGCCACACAACTCGGCAGCGCATTGCAGTGGATCAATATAGCTCGGGCCAACAATCTGACCAACCCGATGCTCACCGGCCAAAATCTGATCGCAATTCCTGCGTTTTCTTCTGCCTTCTCCGACGGAATTGGACCGCAATAAATGCCGAGCGCGGCGACCGCAGAAATGGAGCTTCAGGTTGCATTGAACGGCAGTCCAATCCAAGGATTGCTCCACGCATCCATTGTAACAAGCAACTGCTTCTCATCAGATTCGTACACCCTTACATTCGCTATCGGTCCATGGCCGTTGGGTGATATACTCTTTTGGTCCTCGCTCTCGGCGCCCTATGTCGAAATTAGCGTGACTACCGCATATGCATCGACCTCACAGAACCTGATCAGTGGCATGATCGATACCGTTCATGTTGATCCCATACAGAGTACAGTTGCGATTGAAGGACGGGATCTGTCATCCTTGATGATCGATGCCTATCGCCAACAGGACTTTGTGAACCAGACGGCTTCGGAAGTCGCATCGACCATAGCGTTGCATCATGGCCTTACGCCGGTCATCACCGCGACAACCAGCAGCGTCGGACGCTACTATGGCGACGGCTATACACGACTGTCGCTTGGACAGTTTTCGCGCCTTCGCTCAGACTGGGACCTAATCGTGCAGCTCGCACGGGAAAACCGCTTCGACGTCTTTGTTCAAGGTTCCAGCCTATTTTTTCAACCTACGACCTCATCGGATGATACGCCCGTTCCCATTGCTTTTCGCGAAGTCCAGACGATACGCTTCGAACGAACCTTGACCATCCCATCGAGCACAACGGCGCGGGTTCAGTCGTGGAATTCTCAAAATATGATGTCCTATGACAGCGCGGACCCGGGCAATGGTACCAGTGCGCCGCAAGCGACCTCGGTCACGAATGGCCAGCCCTTTTTATTTTCCGCTTCAAACTTCACCTCCCAGCAGGTCACGGACTCCGCGGGGCGCTATGCAGCCGAGTTGAGCCGCCTTGGCATATTGCTGCATATAGAGATGCCGTGGGACCTTAGAGTCTGTCCAAAAACTCTCAATTGGAATTGCTCAGTTTTCTCAACATCAGGCTGATCGAGGCAAGTTTGATGAATGCGAGTGCGTTACGGTTTAGGTTCTCGAAATCCTTGGCTAGCCGACG